AGCCTGTCTCTGAGAAAAGAGAGGCATATGTTAAAGGAAATTTGTTTAATATTGGTGATCATGTTACTGTCATGGGCAGTGACGAGCTCGCTAGTGTTACCAGTCTTGGAACTAATTATGTTATCGTAGAATCTGGTGGAAAGCTATATCGAAAATGGTTGTCAGATATAGAACTATTAGAAAAGAAAAAAGAAGCACCTAAAAAAGTTAGGCAAGATCCAGATGTTAAGAAAGCACCGGGTACACAACCTGCACCTTACTATAAAGGAGTAGCAAAATCAACTAAGAAGAAAAGACTTGCACATTTTAAAAAGTATTCAAAATATGATGATGATAATCCAGCAGCTTATAAGAAAGCACCAGGTGATGCAGGCGCTAAAACAAAACTAAGTAAGCATACTTTAAAGTATAGAAGAATGTACGGTGAAGATGCAGTAGAGGTTGCAAAGAAAAAAATTGAAAGAGAAAAAATGGTCGATAAGATGAAACATGCCAGAATGTTAGATCGAGCCAAAGTAAGAAAAATTAAAAACAGGAGTAAAGCAGATGCTTAAATTTTCAACTTATGAAAAAGCTTTCGAGGAGTTACTCGAAAATGAAGGCTTAAAAAAGAAATCGGCTAAGTCTGGTATATCTTATGGAACACTTAAAAAGGTATACAATAGAGGCATGGCTGCTTGGAGAACAGGCCACAGGCCAGGAACTACACCTCAGCAGTGGGCAATGGCAAGAGTCAACTCTTATATAGGAAAAGGTAAAGGCACTTATTATGGTGCTGATTCAGATCTTAGTGGTAAAGGTAAAAAGAAAAAAGAATCATTTGGTGAAGCTCATGATCCTAAGCATATTAAACAAGCAATCGGTATTGCATCAGATCCTAGGTATGCAAAAGGTAATATGACAGGTGCAGTTAAAGCTATGAATAGACTTTCCAAAGATATTCATAAGCATCCTCAAGTTGCAGCAGTTCTTAGAAAACAAAATGAAGCACTTGATAAAAAAGACACAGCCACAGTTATGAAGGTTATTAAAGGTCTTAAAGGCGCAGTAAAAGTTCATTCAGGTCAAGTTAAATCTTTAACTAAAGATATTAAAGACAATACACAAGTCAAAGAGATATCTAAGAATCTTGCAAAAAGTTATATGGGTAAGGCTGCAAGAGATATGTATCACAAAGGTCAACAACAAGGTAATAAAGATGCAATAAGCCGTTTAGGCGGGCCTGATCAAGACTATATGAAAAGTCCTGAAAGAAAAGCTGCAATGCGTGTACGCGGTATGGACAGAGCTACAAACAGACTTATGAAAAAAGAAGCAATGTCTGATGCAGAAAAGAGAACTCATGACGCGGCTATTGCAGCATTTAAAGCTAAAGGTGGAAAAGTTAAGAAACTGAAACCTGGGTTTGCTCAAGGCTATCACGGCAAGGATGATCCCGGTTCTGGCATGAAAGGTATGATTGCACCAGCTGATACAAAATTTATGTCTAAGAAAAAAGTAGGGAGCATGAAATGAGTTTAAGAAAAGCAATAGAACAGGTACGTGAAAATTCACAACCTTCAGAAGAAGCTACATGGCCTGATGAAATGCCAATAGAAGAAGCTACCAATATGTATACTGATGACATAACCGGTTTTCAGATTGATAGGTTCGCTGGTAAAAAAGGACCAACCTTTCAAATCAATTATGGAAGAGGTAGGGGTAAGCATATTCAAATTCCAAAAACTGATATGAAACGAGTCATCACTCAAATGACAAAAGCAATGAACGCAAAGTAGAGGTACTAATGCCATTAGATCCAAAAGACGGAATCGGTTCTTACATCAAAGACTTTAAGAAATCGAAGGCTCCTCAGTTTAAAGGTAAGAGCGATAAGAAGAAAAGAGACATGGCGATTGCTGCTTATCTTGATGCTAAACGTGGTCCACAAGAAGCTAAGCTTGCAGGTAGTTCATTAAAATTATTTGGTCAGATAAATCGTAATGGTACAAAACCAGAACTTGATAGAAACGAGCCAAAGAACGAATTGTCTATGAAGTTAAAAACTAAAGCGAAATTAGCTCGTGGCTTAAGAGGACCAAGTAAAAAAATGATGCCGGATATGTTTAGAACAACAGGTAAACGCGCAAAAGAGATTGATAGAAAAGCAAAGATATTAACTACTGTAGCAAAGGCTGATGATACTAGAAAACAGCTTATAAAAAGAGCATTACGAAAAGAAGGTAGTTATAAAGTATCAATTGCAGGATTGCCTGATATGTATATGGATGATAAAACGCCTGGAGCTTTATTACAAAAATTAAGAAAGATTGTAAAGCAACCTTCATTTATTCAAGATGTAGAAAGAACCACAGACGCTAAGAAGAAAAAAGCTTTTAGACAAAAAGCACAAGGTAGAGAAGTTGCTGAATACAAATATGATTATGGTACACCTGAATCTGTAAGATTAATGAAGAAACAAACGCCAGGTCAGAATGAAGGTACAGATGCACCAAAAGGACCAGAGTCTTATGGAGCTCAATATAAGAGAAGACTTGTAAAGACCACAGATCCTGAACATAAAGAAAAAGGTTTTAAGTATCGCATTAAAGGTAAGAAAGATAGTAGTCTTACTAAAAAATTATATAAGACAAAGCCCGGGCAAGCTGAGTTTAATAAACAAATGAAAAGGATTGCAGGTCATGAGTTTGGATAAATTTAAAAAATATAGAGAAGAAGAGATCGATAACTTTTGTGAAAACAATGATCTATATGACAATTTAGAAATCACTGAAGCAGAATATCAAGGTAAGACTGTAAAGTTGAATGACCCTATACGAACTTCTGAAAATCCTAATAAAAAATTTAAAGTATATGTTAAAGGTCCAAGCGGTAAAGTTGTAGTCGTAAGATTTGGTGATCCAAACATGAGTATTAAAAGAGATAATCCAGCACGAAGAAAATCATTTCGTGCAAGACACAACTGTGATAACCCAGGTCCAAAACACAAAGCTCGCTATTGGTCGTGTTTCCAATGGAGAGCAGGAGCAAAGGTAGACAACTAATGATTAAAAACTGGATAAAAGAAAGAACTAAAGAGAGAACAAGTATGGATGGAGTAGTTTGTATTGCTCTTGGTCTTATGATATTATTTTTATCGCCATTAGCGAAGATTGCAGCAGGTTTAGCAATTGCTTATGGTGTGTGGACTATTTGGAAAAGTGAGTAATGGCAAAAGCTTTTAAAACTGTTTTAGAACATGAAACAATAAAACATGGTACATCTATTGGTCGTAAGCCAACTACTTCCACTATGAATAAACATAAAAGAAGAAGTTTAAAACGATATAGAGGACAAGGAAAAAGGTAGTGGCTACAGAAACAAATGAAACAAGACTCGACAGGATAGAGTCTAAAATAGATAAGTTAGCAGATGCTATGATATCTTTAGCAAGAGCAGAGGAGAAGATAATAGCATTACAAGACGACCACGATAATATGAGAGATCGTATGAATAAACTCTCTGTTAAACTAGATGAGATACAGAAAACTTGTGATGAAAACGCAAGGACTGTTAGCATTATAAATAAAGTTGTATATGTGGCTGTTGCCGCAGCAATAGGAACCTACGTAACTCACGTATGGATGTAAAGGAGATAGAAATGGAAGAAAGTTTCAAGTATCATATACCTGAAGATATTCCAGCAAATGAAAGAACTGCCTTCCATGGTGCTGCAGCAGATGCGGCTAAAAAAGGAAAGAAGAATTTCAGCTTTGGTGGAAAGACTCATCCAGTCACTATGAAAAAAGATACTGCAAATAAAATTGCAGATCAGAAAGAGGCTGATGATTATCATTATTCAACAGGTGAAAGAGTTAAGAAAAAAGAGAAAAAAGAATCAGTAAAGAAAGAGAGCACAATGACTTTTAGAGAAAAATTAATGTCATTATACGAAGGTGATAGAGCCGCTCATTACAAAGGCGCTACTAAACCTGAAGAGTATGATGAAAAACAAAAGTCTTCTAAAGGTGCAATGGACATGCTTAAGACTCCAAAGAGTGTTGAAGCTGACGGAATGAAAGCTGCGAAAGATACTGCAGATAATATTAAGAAAAGTGCACCCGGTAAGAAGATGAGATCAACCGACAAAAATGTTGGTGATCTAGCAATTAAACCAAGTGCAACACCTGTTAAAGATCCATCTGCAAAAGTGCAAACAGTGGAAAATTACGGAGTATCAGGTAGTAAAGTATCTGATAGTTTACTTAAAGCTATTTCTGTAGTGTATGAATTTACACATGAATTTGATGTGGATAGTGAAAAGAACGCACACTCCATGGTTAAAAAAGCTAAAGCAGCTGGAATGAAAGCTAAAATTCATACTATGAAAGGTCCTGGTGGAGGCAACCCAGTTATACACCTTGGACATAAAGACACTGATCATATGCATAAATTCATAAAGAAGCATTATGACAGTAGCTATGAAAAAGATGATTTAAATATTCATAAAATGTAAGGAAATAAAAATGGCCATATCACCTCCAAATTTTCAAAAGGATGCGGTACCAACACCACAAGGTTGGAGACATCCTAGAACAGGAGAACTCTTAGTTTCTAGAAAAATATCGGAAGCGGCAATCGACGAATACTTAGGCTGGCAGCCAGAAGAGCCAGTAATGTTGAAAGAAGCTCCGACAAATTTCGAAGAAGCTAAAGTCGAATTGATGACAGAAGATAATCTATCATGGGACTATGAAGCAATGACAAAGGCTCAGCTTGAAGCTCTTGGTAGAGAACACGGTATTGAACTTGATAGAAGGAAAAGTAAAGCGGCACTAATAGAAGAATTAAAAGAAGCTCTTTAAAATTGAATATATAATTTTGTAATGATTTTTAAAGAACTAACTGAAAAGAACTTATTCTTGTATGCAGCTAAGCATTATAAGAATCCTAAGTTCGCTGATATAGATGAGTTTTATGAAGACTTAAAGAGATTTAAGTATATAAAGCGATTACTCAATCGTTATATTGAAACAGATGAACTGGCTGAAAGATTATTACTAAATCACTTTATAGTTATTTTTAATATGTTCGGTATTGATGCAGCTCTTGATATATTGGAGCTTAAACTTGAAGACAAACATTGGCCTATAGTAAAACCATTTTTAATATTTTTAAACTATATTAGAAATGATCAATTCACTGGCATTACTATGGATCCATATGTTGTTGACATACTAAGGAAAGTTTAATGGGTATATTAAAAGGTGTAGCTGATACAGTATATGCATTTCGATTCATAAGAATGATGGTTATGGATTGGAAGAGTTGGGACGCATATAAAGAAGGTATTATAGATGAAAATGGAAAAAGAGATAGGAACGTGAAACTTGACACGGATGACAAAAAGTCTGCTTATACTCCTTTCGTTCGCCTTGTGGCTAACATCAAAAGGCTCACTGCCAAACTCCCAGGAGGTGGAAGTAAACTCGGATCTTTTGCGTCAGCGCTTTATCTCGTTAAAGAAAAAGCAAACCTCAGCGAAAAAGGTTTAGAAGATATTTGTGAAAAATGTAACATAGAAGTATTGGATTTTTTAAATGAGAACAATCAATGGTTCTTATTAGAAAATAAACAACTATCACCTGGCGTTTATAGAGTTAACAATCCTAAGTTACTTAATAAATCATGTAGTGAATTGGTTTGGGCTAAAGATCAAATTAGAATTAAAGATGATTGTTTTCCAGTAGGAGATGTATTTGGCGTTGATGTATATGAGGCAACTCATATTAAAACTAATCAAGAAATTTACATAACTGCAACTGAGTTAATTAGATGAGAATAGCTGGTAGACAAAAAGGAGCAAAGGTAAAACCATATACACATATGTTAGTACAACCGAGTGCTCCAAAGTCTCGATATGTATTTGCTTACTACAGTTCTGAAGAAAAAGCTAAAGCCGCACATAAAAAATATGAAAGACTAATTGGTAATCCTTTAAGAGTAGTTAAACAATCTGGCAAAAGTGCAAACACTGATATGCATGAAGCTACTGAAAGAATACCAAGAAAAAAAGGACAACCAGCTAATAGTAAAAAACATAGTGACTTATATACAGATGAGAATCCAAAAGGTACGATTCATGGTTTGAAGTTTGCTACAGTAGATGATGCAAAGGCATCAGTATCTAAAATTAAGAACTCTGGTAAAAAACATGCTCACCAGATACAAGCAGCAATTGCAATGGAACAAAGAGCGAAAGTCATGGGTAAAGCCGGACCTGCAGCTGTATATAGAGCTTTTATAAACAAAATGAAGAAGAAGACAAAAGCTATGCAAAAAGAATCATTAGAAGAAAAAAATAAAGGTCTATGGCATAATATTAGAATGAGAAGAGCAAGCGGTAAAAGAATGAGAAAAAAAGGTGAGAAGGGTGCACCATCTCCAGAAAATATGGCATCTGCTCAAGCTGCAAGTGAAGATCTTGGTTCAGGTGGAGGAACAACAACTTCATCAATACCTAATCCAGCAACTACAGCAATGGGGCCTAGAATTAAAACTACAACCATGCATGACAAGCGTAGAAAAAAAGATAAGTTTCCAGTACTACTGAAAAGATTTAGAAAATACATAGAAGATCATGGCTAGGCTATATATCTTTTTATTTGTACTTGCTATATTAGCAGGTATTGGCTATGGTGCATATTTCATTTACAATGACACTATGCAACGTATGGCAACCTTACGTGATAACAACGCAAAGCTTGAAGTTGCAGTTAAAGCAAAAGATTCTACAATTAAAGCACTCCAAGAAAATATGCAAAAGCAAATTAAGTTAACTAAAGACTTAAATAACAAGTTAACTATTGCTGAAGAAAATAACAAGAAGATTTCAAACCTACTTGCTAAAACTGATATAATTAAAAATAGTTTAGCAGATCCTATAGGTCAAGAAAAGAGAATTAATGAACAGGTTAACAAAATGTTTGGTGGCATCAACGCTGCTACTAAGTAGTTGTAGTTGGAAACCAGAAAAAGAAATAGTAACTGTTGAAAAGGTTATAACTCCTACTATTGCTGTAGCACAAAAAGTTAAACCAATAAATATGTTAGATGTTAAGATTACTGTGATAACTGAAAAGAACTTACCAGAAGTTATTAAAAAAGTTAAAGCTGGCATGGGAGAGTTTGTAATATATGGCTTAGATCCACAGTCATTTAAGAACTTAGCAATTAACTTTGAACAAATAAAGAGATATATAGAACAACAAAATGAAGTTATTTTTTACTATGAAAAAGCGGTAAAACCTAAAGAGGAGAAAAAATAATGGAATTTATAATAGATCAACTTGTTACTTGGTGGCAGTTTACTGTCGTTGGTGTACTAATTATTATAGGTCTTATAATTAATATGTTCGGTGTTGATTGTGATGATGTCATTATTGGATTTGAATATAAAGAAATGCCAAAGCTACAACCTATAGCAATACCTACAGCAGGTAAAGGTTTTTGGGGAGCAATATGGATGTGGCTAATAGGTACACGTAATTGGATAGTCGCAGAAGATTGGACTTTTAGAATTGAAGGAGATTGGTATGTCATTCCAGCAGGATTTACTTTTGACGGTGCATCTATTCCAAAATTCTTACATACATGGTTATCACCTACAGGTGTATTGTTAATGGGTGGATTAGTACATGACTTTGCATAGAAGTATGAA